TATTAGAACTAACTCCGGGTTTTAGAAAGTCTGGTACACTATCATAGAGCGATTTAAACCTTTCCAATAGCGCGAGTGTGCTACTATTACTAGACGACTTCACTACAACGGTTTTCCCACTGTTAAAAATTACAAAATGTAAAAGCTGTAGTAGCCCACATAAAGTTTTTGATGATTGTCTGGGGGCCTTGATAATATTGAATCGGTTGTTATAAAAACTATTAATAATGGCTTCCTGATAATCATATAATTTAAAATTAACGGGGTTCCCCTCAGATAGCGTCAAAATTTTTACATAGTTATTAATAAAATATACCGGATCATTTGCGCACCTTTCAATTTCTTCTAGTTGTTTGTGTGGCTCAATTTGTCCAATTTGAGTCTTAAGTTCTTGTAGCTCTTTATATGTTAAGTTGTTTAGATTAATCATTTGTTATTTCCTTAGTGTTTAAATTTCTCAATATCTGGAACCTTTATAATTACATTCTCTACAAAAGGTTAAATACTGGTGTGGCCAAGAATGTAATGTTGCACCATTATCAAACAGCTCACCACCGCAGTTGGACAGGCAATACCGTTCCACCTGATTCATTGATTTGTGTTGCAATTTTATTATGTTCTTCAAGTGATATAAGTTTTTTTTGTCATCTTGATTTCCTTTTGAAATAACAATCTTTAATTCTATAAGCGGTTTCAGTTATTATGGAATGATTTAGCCATTCTGGAATTTTGTATTCACAACCGACAAAAATTTTATTGTCATATTCTTTTATCTTTGAAAAGCCACACCCCAATTCTTTTTCTATTTTAGCAACAATAATTTCATCTTTTCTGGTAAAATTTAACCCGGTCAAATAATGTATAGCGTCATGCTCATTCCAGAGCATGAAGTATTGAAAATCTTTTCGGCTCCTAAAACCATAGTCTAAAATATGCTTTAAATCTCCGAATGGAGGTGGCAATCTTTCAAAAAATTCAATAAGTGTCTTATTCATTCACATTTATACTAGGTATTTGGGTTGATTTTACTATCTTATAAGTTTTACCGTTGGATGTAACATGACCATCACTTTCACCGGTTAAAGCTTTTCTTAACTGAACTGTTGCATTTGGATCACGAATTATTCTTTCTAATTCTCTGCTTATTTTGCCTTTCATAAATCATCACTATCTCTAAACCCCAAAAACACCGGATGTCTCGGCAGATCCTTAACGCCTTGGGGGAAGTATTTATATTTGACAAGTTTCCCAAGGTATTCATTCTTGTTGTTCCAGATCTCATTCCTCATTAAATCATTTAGGCCAGATCCTACACCAAATACTTGCCCTTCTTTATTTTTAACGATTAGCGTGCCTGCAGTATTTGCTCCAACTAATCCAGCGATTGAAGATGATCTTTTGGTTCTACCAAAGGCATCCTTTTGAGCCTCATTCTCATTGTGCATCTTTTCTTCAATATCAATAAGAACAGCCTCATCATCTAAAAATCTCTTTACCTTAAGAAGAATATTATCTCTTACCGTGGATCGGCCAAACTTATATGTCCCGAATGGATCTCTGAGCATTACTCCTTCATATCCATCTTCAAGGCAAATTATTTCATATGAATCAAGTTCCTCTTGATTATTAACAGTTACTCCAGCTAACAGTTTATATTGCCAAGTATTTGGAAAAGTTGGAAAGTTAAGAATTCTTAAGTAATACGGAAGAATGTCTTCTTGATCTGGATCAACATAATCAAAAAGCCAAACCTTAAAATCCGGTTCTCCTTCAATACTCATTACACCGCTACTGGATGATTGAAAGGTATCTCCAACTGTAATTTCTCCATCTACCCCATCGGTTAGAGTTTCACTTAAAACTCGTTGAATGTAATTGTTTCTAATGGGTTTAAATGTGCGAGATACTGCAACACCATTAACCATAAGAAATCTAATTCCGTCAATCTTTGGAGATGCAATATATGGAAATTTGGCTTTATTTTCGTCAAAATTTCCAGCGAGTAATGGCTTTCTAATTTGCGGCATTTTAATATAGTTCTCTTAATTTTTGAGCTGTTTGAGATATTCTCCGCTTACCGAAACCTTTTGGTAATGGGAAAATTATTTTATTCTTTATGTTGGCACTAAACTTATCACCATAAGGAGCCCATCCAACTCCGCAATGTATTTCAACGAAAGCAACTTTACATTCCCCCTCCAAAGTAAATTGAGAAAGATTCAATAAGTAATGAATGGCATCATGCTCAGACCAGGCTTTTAAATAATCTTCGTATGATACTGAAAGATCCCCGTACTATTGTAATTCCATACGTTATTTTTGAAATCATATTCAGCTAGTACCTTATCGGGACAAACTTCATAATAAAATTCTTCAAGCGTCAACATAGACAATGTATTGTAAAGTTTATTCATAATACCGTTCTTTTTTCATATAATTGAAAGCTCCTTCAAGTGTAGCGAATTCATCGCCACTACTGTACCTTCCCCTTCCAATTTTTACTTTCGTTGTCTCTGGGTGTATCAGTAAGCTAACACTGTTTCCATGTTCAGATAGATAATGATCAAGAATTGGAAAAATTAAATATCCTTCATCATCTTTATAAGTTACCCTATTCATTACTTTACTCAATTCGGACTCAAACACCGAAAACTCCCCATCTTTTGAAGTTCTAATTAGAAACGTAATAAACAGTTCACTATAATCATTATTATGATATGCCCCCACTTCTACGAGATGTTTAGTAATACTGTATAGACCTGGCCATGTCTCATAGTGCTCATATTTGATTTCATTATCATTATGTTTTTGATAAATCCACCAATCAATAACTTCATCAAGAGATTCGCCATTATATGGTCTTGATACTGTGGTGTTAATACACTTACGAGTCCCCCTAACTGTACCGGATTCTACCCATTTGTCATATTCTTCAATAGCGGTTGCAGCATCAACAACTTTTGAATATTCGGCTACTGAAGAATATGTATCAATAAATTCTTGAGCTTTTTCTCTTGTTTCAAATCGTGTTGCAAATTTTGGACAATACAGCTCCTCAAATTTCTCCGAATCAACTAGTCTTACATAATAGGGAATGGGTTGGTCAAAATCGTGCTTGATGATGTAGCTCATATGTTTAGGTAATAATAATGTTGGGCTTATTCAGTATCACAAAAACCTCCAACGATTAACATATGGTTTAGATGTGTTTCCGTCGGACAGTAATACCATTGGACCCACAGCCCAGATAGTAGGAAACCTATATGCGAATAATGTTCCTTCTGGTAAACTGTTTACTTTATATGAAATGGTTTGAGCACACTCTCCATCGTAATCTTGTACTAAAACAACTCGTCCACCTGTTAAGCGTGCTATCAACCTTAAGTAAAGGCTCTTATGGTGATGCTTATAAAAGAGTGCATCATAGAGAATTTGCTGGTAGTCTTCTTTTCGTAGGTTGACCATCTTTGTTCAAATGATAAAGTGGGGAAGTGCCTTCCATCCGACACGCTCAAGATCATAACACACCCTCTTCCATTTGTCAAGCCCCTTCTTGAAATATCAGGATACCGTGACTTAGTATTATTACCTATTGACAAACCCTTATGTTCCTGTTATGCTCCGCTTTGTCAAAAGTGATGACACTCCTTTATTAACTATTATTAAATACAGTAAAGATCAGGAGCCGTTATAAATACGTTCAAGTTTCTGTATAGCATCGTTAAAGCTAATATTTCCAGTATCATCTTCTCGTGTTGAAACATATCTATTGTGTAATTCAATAAGATGTTCATCTTCAATTTCGGACATAGTAAGTATATCTTCTTTACGAATAGGAAAAATACTCTCATTACCAATTTTAATCCAAGGTTCAACCGAATATGTCAGACCTTCTTTGGTCCTAACTCTAGTAATTGTTATTGGATAATATAAAAGTAGAAGATCTACATTATCCTCAACTGTTGGACATACATTAGAGAACAGTTCTTCACCATTCTTTAATTTTACAACTGAATAAAATACCTCTTCCATTTAGTCTCCTAGTTTGATTGTTTTGATGTCATATTCAAATTCTTCTTCATTATAGTTTTTAACTCTTTCCATAAAGTGTTTCAGGGTATAATTTGATCTGTTATTAATCGTAATATCGTCAGCAATATCGTAAACTTTTGCAACCTTTTTATTATGATTCAATCTCAATAGCCTTCCGATGCTTTGCATATTGCGAATACGCGATTTAAACGGAGAGGCGAAAATAAGATTATGAAGATTCTTAATTGAAATACCTGTACTGAAGACTCCATAAGATGCAACAATGATGGCATTGTCTTCTCTTTCACTGATGTTTCGGATTTCTTCTCTTTCGTCGGTATCAACTCCACCATGAACAAAGAAAACTTTGTGTTGGCTCGTACCATTATTTATGGTATCAAAAAGTAACTGACCATGAGTCTCTACTCTGGAAAAAAGTATAAGAGTATTACCCCTAAGACTTAGAGCAAGGTTTTTGATAAAGTTGTTTCGCTTCTCTTGAGAAATTATATACTTTATCTCGTCTTCATATGTTTCAAAGAATTTTGGAGTATGCTTGAGCACTATACATTGAATATCAAGCTTTGAGGCTCTGCCTTTTTCAATTAACTCTTTAGTACCAACGGCCTTATATGGTGGCCCAAACAAACCAGAAATAACCCATTCATGGGTCTTTGAATCTTCTCCGCCGTTTGTTAAAGTGCCAGTAAAGCCATATCTATATTTTGCCTGATGACAATTTTTCATAATTGAAACCAGACTATTTGCCTTACAACCATGACATTCATCAACAATAACGCAATCAAAATCTTCAAAAAATGATTTGGGACAATTAATCAAAGATTGCCAGGTTGAGAGAGTTACTTCAGAATCATTACTCTTAATTGCTCCATCATAGATCATATGACAATGATCTTCAGGATTCCAGCCATAAGACTGCCAATCTGTAAACATCTGCTTTACAAGACTGGTAGTGGGAAATACAATTAGACATTTATGGTTCTTTGCAACATGGTATCTGATGATTCCATATATCACATAACTCTTACCAGATGCCGTTGCGGAGACGATAGTTTTCCTATTATACCTCAGACACTCATACACTGCACTAACCTGATAATCATAGGGTTGTAGGGCCTTACAGACGGCTCTCAGGAAGCCTTCGGTGCCCTCTAGGGTAATCTCCTCATTTACCTCAAAAGGACTTCCATAAAACTTACTGTGCTCAAATTCGTAAGAGTATCCTAGGACCTTAAGTTTGGCAATGACTCTATCCAAAAGACCAACATATATTTCACCGGTAGTCGTGCTCAGTAATGTAACCTGACCGTTCCACCCTTTATTATAACGCTTCATGTACTTTGCATTATTTACCTCAAAGGTGAAGTAAGGATGCAGTTCATAAAGAATGTGCGGTTCACATTTTAGCTTAAGAAAGACCTCATTCTTCTTTGCGATTATTACGTCTGACATTATAGTCCACTGATGTATTTTTGGGCATCCAGGCTGTTTTTAATTTGAAAACAGCGATTATGAAGCATCTTAATGATGTCTTGAAGAAATGCAAGACTCACATCATATATTTCAATCTTAATATTTATTTTTGAGATGTCAGTATCAGCATTAAGACAACTTTGAAGATGCTCTTTATCTCTTACCTTTTTCTCTAGAGGATTTTGAATATAAGTTTCTGCTTCTGCTTTGCCAGTATAATACTCGTACTTTTCGTGTCTGATTCTTTTCTTATTTTCTTCGCAATTCTTTTTTAGTAATAGTAGATTTGTAAAAATCTCATAATACTTTGCATGTAGCTCTGGAATTTTTAGCGATTCGTTGTGTAAGTCGTCTGGATCAATTTTTGCATCTTCTCTCCACATCTCTTGAATAGCATTAATATCCAAAATTTTCATAAAAGCTCACCTTTTGCATTTCTGATGTCATAGTATGTATATTTCATTTTTACCTCCGCTGTGAGGTATTGTGAATCACTATTGTTTGCATCAAAAAGCAATGATGTTAGATCATATGGCCACATATCATAAAATCTTACCTGAACATTCGTCTTATTGTTGCTGGATAGTATAAAAAGTGTACCATCCGATACAATGTTCAGTTGATTGGTTATGTTTGACTTTAAATCTGGTCTAGTTTTTTGTAAATCTATGATTTGTTGTAATGAATAAGGAAAACCTAGTCCTCTTATCCAATTTTGTATCTCAGTATAGTTGGTTAAATCTTCATCCACCATAAACTTAAAGGTGAAATCTTCAAAGGTGATCATATCACCGGGTTGATCAATCATCTTAAGATATGTTGGTTGATTAGCTGTTCCTAATCTTAGTGCAGGAATGTTACCACTATTGGAAAAAAATGCTGCCTTTGGAGCACGTTTTAATGTAAATTTGAACTGATTTGGTGATAAAAAGTTCCTATTTTCAATAGGTGAACAATTACCTGACATTACATTTGTGTTCTTATATCAATTATTTATCAACGTACAAAACAAATTGCATGAAAGATTCCTAATAGTATTAGTGTTCCTATGATACCACTTACGATTCCAACTCTATATTCATGTTTTGCAATCTTATCGTCAATTAATTTTTCAATCTCTTCAGGTGTCATAATATTATTTAATAATAGTTAATAAAGGAGTGTCATCACTTTTGACAAAGCGGAGCATAACAGGAACATAAGGGTTTGTCAA